TTTTCTAATACCCCATGTTTAAACAAATATTTACACTCGTAATATGTTAGCAGTTTTTTGCTGTAAACCAACTCTAGTATTTCACGTTTGAATTCTTGCTGTTTACCTTCCTTCAACATTACTAAAATCGGTTTAGCAGAGCCATAATACGTTTTCCAATCGCTTTCTTTTTGGATTACTTGGTGGGTCGGTTTACGACCTACACCTTGGTGTTCGGCCAATTCCTTGCGTGTTAATTTACGTTTAATATTGTGAAATAACACTTTTTTCCCAATATACGATACTCCGCTCGGTATATGAGTAGTAATGTAAATAAACCCATATATGTTGGGAGGAAAATCGTCTAATGTTTCTATAACTTTATTATTGTATAACCACATTTATCTATCTATGTTTACCAGTATTGTCGTATCAGTTGTTGCTGATGTTGGGAGGGGTTGAGCGAGTTTACCAATAGCTAAAAGATTTTGACTATCATCGTAGAAGCCTATTGTAGTTACGTAGGGGGTAAAGGATGACCCTGTCACGTTACTGTTTAGCTCTCCTCCTCTAGGTTGATAAAAGCTACTAGTTTGTAAAGCGGGAAAAGTTACTAATGAACCACTTAGCTCGGCTGAAGGATTTAACGTAAAGTTAAATTCGCTTTCTCTAATAGTACACTTAAACTGTGTTTCGTATATTGTAAGAGACGAATTAAACGAGCAGGTAACAGCAGATGAATTTACAAAATTTGAAATATCCGATCCACTCGTTATAACTGCTATCCCGTGGTAGTAAAAAATATTACCGCATATTGAAGTTCCTCTTATTAAATTACCTTCTCCGTCATCTGTAATAGATACACTGCTCGACTTCCATAGAAACGTACCTGGCTGTATGTAGTTTCCAAATAAACGAGACGGTATAGATACTACTCCAATAGTAGAGTTAGCGGCAGTTGGAAAATTTCTAGCAAATGTGAGATCTGTTTGCTTATAGTTATAGTACCTACCCTGAGAAGAACCTGATCCTACCAACACATCCCCCTCTGGATCAGCCCCAGGAACTATGTATCCTATATTGGGTGAGTCTCCGTAACTTGAACTCAAGTAATTTGAGTAATAAAGATGTTTTATTGAATTATAAACTAAACGTTGGTATTTAGTAGATACCTGACCTGTAGTAGAGTCGATAGCGAGATTAAACAGGGAACTTGTATTAAGTCCTAAAAATCTATCTATAGAAACGTTTGACGCCGTTAAAGCTGCTGCTCCTTCAAAAGTAAACGATTTGTTTACTTCAAATGGAGTAATGATTACATCGGAGGCTAAAAGTTGTTTGTAAGCGCTCATTCATTTTAGAAATCTAACTTAACACGGATCAATGCTTCCTTGGTAAAGTCTTTAGGTAGTGGTCTAGATAACTTAGCTACTGCTAATAGTTCGTTTGTATCATTATACAAACCTACAGTTGTAATGTAAGTTCTAGGTGTATTTATAAAGCTATTAAATACGATCTCTCCTGTTGAACCTGATATGAAAGAAGGATTTTCAGAATAATTATATTCTGAACTTCTAGCTCTTATGAAGATATAATTTGATGAGATTGTTTCGTTCGAGTTTAATGTAAAGCTTGCTCCCCCGCTTATTGCTGTGAACAGAGATAAGTTTGGGGATACATTAGGAGTTACAGTAGCAGATGAAGCACTATATAAAAAATTCATTCCCCCACTTGCTGGTGTAGAAGCTAAGGCTCTAGGATTTAATAATAGGGTTCCTATATCAGGTAAAAACCACCCATAAGAACCACTATTAGTAGTAACCCCACTACTATTAAGACCTGTATTAATAGCACCTGCGGACCCAGAAACTAATTGATACACTCTATTACTACCCTTAAATGATAAAACATTACCATTAGTAAGGGTTAAAGAATTAGAACCACTAGCAAGCCTAAGTGTTAAGGAATTTACCAATAAAGATTCCTTAAATCTAGCTCGTTCAAAAGTAACAGCAAAAAATTCATTTGTAGTAAGACTACCAAAATCAAAATCCGTATTTTCATCCCCTAATATTAAGTCTTGATATTGCCCATATATTGTAGAAGTAGGAGAATTAGAACTAACAGAACTATTATAAGCTAAACTACCACTGCCTATAGAATTACCATAAGCTATATCAAACTGAGGAACAGTTAAACTTGAGCTATGATAAACTGTTAAATAAAATTTACCTGATGATCCCGCAATTTGCCCGGATGATGAAAAAAAGGTAGTTAAAGCAGGGGATCCGTTTGACCACAATGTAGACGATATTGCATCTGAACTTAATACAAAGTCTGATGTTTCTAATCTGTTAAATGCCATATTTTATATTTTAAGTATTTATTTTAGTTACTGTAATAGGAACAGTTATACGGGCCCCTGAATCCCTACCTTCTATTGTTATAGTTGCTGTTAATGAATTAACAGAACCAAATAATGTATTAATTGTAGTTGCTCTCATATTAATTGTAGTTCCTACAACAGTTTTAGACACTGCGGTTCCTAAAGAAGGTATAGGCGAAGTATTAAGAGCTTGTGCTTGTGGTGTATTTATCCCAACCCCATTAAACTCAGAAAATAATCTAGCATCTGAAACTGTAACTGTATAACCGCTAGATTCAATAGTATTTCCTCCTAAATAATTTAAGGTTTGGGGAGTAATAAATTGTGATTCTCCTTGTTTGAGATTATATAAAGAATTTACACCTCCTATAATAGGCAGTCTAGCTGTGCCTCTGGGTAATGTAGCTAGCTTATATTTCATCATTTGTGTTTCCTGAGGGAAAGCTTCAAGTAGAGGCATATTTTCAATAGCTTCACCGTAGTATGCAGAACCTGAAGGATGATTTGGGTTATACAATGTATAATCTATTTCATCGTCTGCTAAAGCAAACTGTGTTATATTAAAATTTCCTTGTGCTAGTAATTGGCGGCCTTTTGTTGTCAAAATAGCGTCTACCGTAACTACCGAATTGTCTAAATATCCCATTTTTGTTAAATTTTACTATGTGGTTATAAATATATGTGCTTTTACTTTCTTTAAGTGTTTAAACCCGGTAATATACTCTCTACTACTTTTTTAGCGGTATCTGCTATATATTCAGGAACCAATACCCCATCGCTAGTCTGGCCTGCGGGTTTAGTAATATCTAAAATTATATTCCCAGGATCTACCACATACCTCCTTAAGAGAAAATAGTTTAAATTCGTACCGTTAGGTATATCGTTATCTAAATTAAGCTGTAATTGCCCTGTAGCAGATTGAGTTATACTTTGGGTTGAGGGTTAAAGGCTAAGGTGATAGGGTCAAAGCCGCTATTATTAATATCTTTTTGTTTAAACCCTATAAATTGATTTAAGCCCCCAGCAGATACAGACCCTGTACTAGCTAGTAGAGTATTAGAGGAAGAACCCGTATTCCAAAATAAAGTACAACTAGTAGAAGTTTGATTAAATGTGGCTGCTGGGTATTGTCTTACTATAAAAGTAGGTTCATCTAATATTAAAGATTGCCCTGAAGGAATATCAGGAGCTATAACTGCTAATCTGTATAAAGATGAGGTAGTAGCGTTTCTTTCAGTATAGGCAAATTGACTATTAGCAGTACTAGTGTATTGGATGCGTTGATTAGTACCGGTATATATAACTTGTGGAGATGTAAATAAATTACTCCAACTACTTCCTCCATTTGTAGATTTTTGTAAAATATATGTAACTTTGCTACCATTAAAAGTAGACCTGGTTTTCATATCAAAAGAAAAATACAATATATACCCTGAAGAAGAAAGGCTTCCTAAGGATCCTGTTGGTTGATACCAATATTGTACTGGAGATGATCCTGAAAAGAAACTAGCAGAATTACCTATACTTTGAAGGTTTGATCTAGTTGAACCAAACGGTATTACGTATGTTCCTGAAGTATCGGCTAGAATACTGAACGATATATTTCCTGCTGTACTGGCCGTAGCTATTGTTAAATTTCTAGCTCCTAAAACATATGCGCTATAATTATTAGACCCTGTAGATAGAGTTTGCCCGTCTGGTTGAGTGAAGTTTATAGATCCTGTAAAGCCGAACCCTATAACGTTTCCGCTACTATCATAACTAGCAGTTTGAGTATAGAGTATAGGTTTAATTCTTTGACCTACTCTAAATACAGGTACAGTATTGTTTACCGAATCTAAATTAACTCCAAACGAATCAGGGTTAGCTAAAAGTAAAGTAGCGTTACTCCCCCCAAAAGTTTGTTCAAGAATTCCCAAGTTTATCCCTCTTTCATCTAAAACGGGTATAATTTCTACACCATTTTCATCGACAATGGACTTAACACTTACATTAGTCCTACCGATATTGTTATTTCCCCATTCAGGAGTCGTTCCTCCTAACCAGTTGAACCTTACGAAATATGATTTTGGATTAGATACGTTTGGAGTTTTACTAGGAGCAATATCCGTACTAGACCATACGTTAAGTTTAGCTGATTGTAATTGCTTTCCAGTATACCTAGAGCTTATAACACGTTGTGTTGTATAGTTTGAATCTTGTATTTGAGCTGGAGTTGCAGATCCTGACATCAGCGCTATCAAATTTATAGGGGTATTTAAACTGTCTGCATAATCTACATCCATAAAGTCCTCGCTAAGTCTATTCTCGGAAGCATTGTTGATTATTGCGTTATAATCCGAATTAACAAATGGAACTGTAATGTATGGTTCTAAAACAGTTTGTGCGCCTATGCCTGCTGCTGGAGCAGTGGATTGAGATATTTCGAATTCAAAGTTGTTAAACACTAGTCCGGCACCGGGTGTAGAACTGGATATAGACATCCACATTGTATAAAATCCATTTTCAATCGGATATATACTTACTGATCCTGAAAAAGATGCGGATTGAGCGCTACCAGAATTATTGGGGGTAGTAAATGTGGCTAAAATACCGCTACCTGTATTGAAAGAATCATACATTGTGAATACCCCGGCTCTTGCATCTGATCCTGCACCGGACCCTGTGTAATTAAATCTTATTTTAAGAGTGAGCGGTATGTTTGGAGTGTAGTTCGGTTGGTACCAGCCCCCGAGTTCGTTAAAATTTAACCCGGGATCCGATACTTCTGTTAAATTTGTTATTTGTACGAACCCGTCTTGCTGCCTTAGTGTACCGGGTACCGATCCGGTTGCTATATTTGACGATTTACTTGCCGATACAGAATGTGAAGGTATAAAGTTATTTGTACTGGAGGTTATGTTAGTAGTTGC